CCTCTAACTTTGTTGACGACTGGATGAACAGGCCTGACCCTGCGGGGTCCCCTGGTCCCACATCATCGGGAAACCCGGGTTTTTCTTCACCGGGCGGTTCAGGCTCAGCTAGAGACGACTTGGAAGCGCTTCCTGGTTTCCCTCAACTAGGCGACCCGGGTTTTTCCTCACCCGGCATTGGGGCATCTGCTCGAGATGATTTAAACGGATTTGATCAAGCGGGGACTGCCCCCGGCCAAGTCAATGGTCCTTCCATGGGAACCGCGCCTGGACAGGTCAATGGTCCGCCTATGGCTACCGCACCTGGACAGGTCAATGGTCCGCCTATGGCTACCGCACCCGGACAGGTCAACGCCAATATTGACCCACCCGAAGCGCCTCCAGTGGCACCTCCCACTGCGGCGGAACAGGCGGCGGCTCTTCGTGCGTTGATTAAATCGGGACCGCAAACGCAGGAAGAGCTGGATAAAGCGCTTCTCAAGTACAGCCCGGAGCAATTGGCTGCGGCATTCCCCGAGTTTGGTGGCGTTCCAGAATACACAACAGCGGCTGAAGAAGCCCGAAAACGTGCCGCCGCCGCTGCCAATCCTCCCGTAGCTCCGCCAGTGGTAGCTCCGCCAGTGGTAGCTCCGCCAGTGGTAGCTCCGCCAGTGGTAGCCCCACCTGTGGCACCTCCACCTGTGGCACCTCCGCCAGTGGCACCCCCACCTGTGGCACCCCCACCTGTGGCACCCCCACCTGTGACACCTCCGGCAATCCCCCCTACCGGAATTGCAGTGAGTTCTGCTACAGGTCCAAGGGAATTTGACCCGATAACCATGCGGCCAAGGCCCGGAACAGGTGGCACACCTGGGGGCCCTGGCACACCTGACTACGGCGTTCCCACTCTCCCTGGTGCCGGCTTGAGGGCCCCTGGCCTGAACGCGTTTGAAGACGAGGTGCTCAAGCGCACCGCAGTCGGCCCTCTGGCTGCTCCTGCGAACAGTTATGAGCGCCCAATGGTGCCGGCCCAGTCTGGCACACCGTCTGCACCCGCTTTACCCGCGCGCTCAATGGGCAATAACAGTCTGGACCCCCACACTTTGGGTAGCTACAAGAAGCTGTCAGACACATTCGGCACCACGCGGGATCGCATGGGTAACGCAGTTGCTTCCGCAGTGGTCCCCGCAGCAGACGCGGTGAGACAGGGCCAACTGTCCGCTCAAGCTTCAGGGGGAGGAGCGCCTCTGTCAGGCACCTTGGGCACTACAACGGACCGTTTTGGCAATGTCATTGCGGCCCCAACAATGCCGGCGTTCTTTAAAGAAGGTGGAGAGGCCGTGAGCAACGGCACTTATATCAGCGACTACCTGCAGCAAGAGCAAGAGAAGGAAAAGGCTGATTCAATTGACATCGACCCGTTGGGCACGGCTCAAAAGTATTTGACCGATGTGACTAGCGTGACCAAGAAGCTGTCCCCTGTGCGCCAGAACATAAAGCGCCCTTCGCGGGGCGCGGGCGGTTCGGAGTCTTCCAAGGAGATGAACCTCAAGCTGGCTCCTTTGGCGGAAATCAAACAGCTGAAGCTTGACACGACATCCTCGCCTGGTGAGTCTAAAAACACGGACTCAGCCCGGGCGCAGATGGAGGCGTTTGTCGAGCAGTATCAGCGCAAGATCAAAATTGCCAAGAACAAGGCCCTTGGCCTACGGGCCAATACCCTTGGAGCGCCCACATTGGAGGCACCAACCCTGACCAGGAACACTCTGGGTAAGAAGACTTTTGCTAAAGGTGGTGAAGTAAAAAAGCCTGAGGCCGAAGTGGCTGAGCCCAGCATCTTCGGCGTGAGTGACTATGCCACCAAGGCGTCGGCCCGCATGTTCCCTGACCAGCTTGGCCAAGACGATCAGCGGGACGCGGCCCGGCATATGTTGGCCGCTGGCAGTGTGGCGCGCAAGTATGGTCCCAAGGCGGCAGAGTTGCTGGGCAAGGCCCACGAGTACACCAGCAACCCGCAAACCTTCTTTTCGGCACTGGGCATTGGCAAGCCGCGTGACGACCTGCCCTACGATGTTCACAACAACCGCATCGGTGCGGAACTTGCAGCGCGGTCCACGAGCCAGGCTGAGTTGGAAAAGCTGGTGCAGGCCATGGCGCTGCAGGCTCAGACCAAGCAAACCAAGGACAAACCCTACATCATGAGCCGTGAGCAGCTGGACGCGCGCAAGGCCAAGGCCGAAAAGGGCCCGGCCCAGCGTCCCGAGTACCGCGCCGAGGGCAGCCCTGAAGAGGGAGAGGTCTCGCAAGCAGAGCTTGACGCCGCAAGCAGGCCTGCTTTTGTCACGCCCAAGTCTGGCAAAGGTCGCAAGAGCTCGACCAAGGCAGGGGACCTGGAAGCTGCTGCATTGCAGGGCATCTCTGAAACACCGTACAACCTCTTGGGTGCACCGGTGGACTTGGCCACCATGGCCATGCGTCCGTTTGGCTACAACGTGGAAGCGCCCATGCTGGGCTCGGAGGATTTGAAGCGCCGTGCCACCAAGGCCGGCATCCGCCAAGAGCCGCCCAAGGAAGGCACAGCCGCGCGGGCCTTGTTCAACATCGCTGAGATCGGCTCAAGCGCCGTGAACCCTGCAGCGCCTGTGCGCGCAGGCATGAAGGCAGCCAAGGCCGTGGGCGACAAGGCTGCTGACGTGGGCAAGGATTTCTTGGAGTACAACCGCCAGATTTCTGTCCCTGGCGCGTCGTATGCGGTGCGCCCCACCGGCAGCACCATGCTCACGGGCACTGTGGGCTTGAACAAAAACGTCAGCGAAGTAGATCAATTGTTGCAAGGCGGCATAACTGAGGCCAAATACGTCACAGAAAGAAACGATGAGAAACGCGGCCTCATCGAAGATTTTTGGAACAAAAAGGCGCGCAACTACTTTGAACGGCAGTACGGCACGCCAGACGACCCGATTTTGGAAGGCATCAAAACAAAGAAGCTCAAGGGAACGGCGTTGTCAGACCTGAGAACAGGCTTTCCGAGGAGCCTTATAGATTCCTTGGCCGTAGGCAAGACAAGGACCAAAGAAGGGGCACGCCCAGCTGCGGATTTTGTTGGCCCAGGGCCCGCTGAATCGCGCTTCTTTCCAGAATATCCGGAATCATACGAAGACGTCTCGCGGCGCTATGACGAGGCTACGGGCCTCCGGGGCAACCTGATCACCACCAACCCTGCCGCTGCTGAGACCGCCTACAGCTCCATCAGCTCGGAAGGCCGGGCCATGGGCCGTGCAGCGGCAGAGATAGAAGCGGACAAGATGATGGCCCAGGGCATGCGACCAGAGCTGATTAACACCGAAATAGGGATTACGACCCGTGGAGTTAAGGACCCGGACCGCATTGTGAGCGAGAACAGCGCGCGTTCGGCAAAGGATTTGTATCAGGCGTTTGAAGAGGCATCTGCCTACAAGAAGATGACACCCGAGCAACAGCTTGCGTGGGCCAATGACCAGTTTGGCAAGGGCCGCTCAGGCCTGCAAGGCTTGGACCAGTCCGAAGTGGGCCCAAATCTGCTGCCCCAAAACGTGCTTACCGCCATTGAAAAGGGCGAGCCTGTTTACGACATTGGCTACATGGGCAAGACACTTGGCGTGTTGTTTAAGCCAGAAAACATCAATGAGTATCTCGCCAGCCTGCCCGCGCGAGAGCTTGCCAACATCCGTTTTGAAGACGCGGTACGCGGCGGCCTGAAGCTGGGCGAAAACAAGTTCAAGCTTGAGACCATGGTCAGCAGGATTAAAGCTGGCAAGCCCGTGGCGGAAAACGTGTTTTCTGATGGCGTGAGCAAGCCCCTGCTGCAGTTTGGCGAGGGCTCGGGCCTGGACGGCTTTGCCTGGAAACGCATTGAAAAGCGCGAAGCAACAGTGCCGGAAGGCGCGTATGTCGGCCACTCCGTGGGCGGCTATGAGCTGGGTGGCGTAGGTTACTCTAAAGATAAAATGGACGGCTTTGGCACCGGCAAATGGCAGGTATATACTCTACGTGACAACCGTAATAGACCTGTCAACACAATCGAGGTGAAGATGCTGGACGAGACCACGCCTGTCGTGACACAAATCAAGGGCAACGGTCGTGCTTCGGGCAACACCGCACCTGAGAAATATGATGCCGCCGTCTTAAGATTCTTGCAAACTCACCTCAAGCCAGCAGCAATTGAAGAGTCGGACAGCTACCTGACCCCCTTGCTGCAGAATTACAAAACAGAGCTCGGAGCGTCCCCACGCACTCGATAAGGAACACACATGGCAATCGAAAAAGCACTGAACCGCATGCCCATGCTCGAGGTAGTCATCGGCGGCGGGGGCATTCCAGCGCCCCAGTCGGACATCGAGATCATCATCGAAGAGGACGGCGGCGCAACTATTGAGATGGGCGAGAAGGATGCCGAGGAGGTGGACTTCTACGCCAACCTGGCCGAGGTCATTGATTCAGACGAGTTGGCCACGATCGGCATCGAAGTGTCCTCTTTGTTCCAAGCGGACAAGGGTTCGCGGTCCGACTGGGAGCAGATGTACGCCAAGGGCCTTGATCTGCTGGGCTTTCGCATGGAAGAGCGCACCAAGCCTTTCCGTGGCGCGTCAGGCGCGACCCATCCAATGCTGACCGAGGCCATCATTCAGTTCCAGGCACAGGCCTTCAAAGAGCTCATGCCTGCCGGCGGACCTGTCCGCAGCCAAATCATGGGCAAGGAGACGGTGGAAAAGTTCCAGCAGGCCGGCCGCGTGCAGGACTTTATGAACTATCAGCTCACCACGGTGATGGAGGAGTACACGCCGGAGTTTGACCAGCAGCTTTTCTACACTGGTTACGGTGGTTCGACCTTCAAAAAGGTCTACTACGACTACCAACTGGAGCGCATGGTGTCCAAACTGTGCCTGGCAGACGACGTTTACATCCCCTACAACGGCTCAAGTGTCGTGTCCCAATGCCCACGGCTCACGCACCGCATTGCGATGGACTCCAACGAGTACAAAAAGCGCGCCTTGGCCGGTGAGTACCTCGATATTTTCTTGGACACTTACTCTACACCTGCTGATGCGAGTCAAATTCAAGAGGCGGTTGACAAAATCACCGGCATCCAGCCTACCGACGACATTGGAGAGGTGTTTTTGCTCGAGCAACTGGTTGATTTGGACATCCCAGGCTTTGAAGACAAGGACGAAGACGGCGAGGTGACCGGGATCAAGCGCCCATACGTCGTCACACTGGCCGAGGACACGCTTAAAGTGGTCGGAATTCGTCGAAACTGGAAAGAAGACGACAAAAAATGCCGTCGCCGCAACTATTTTGTGCATTACGTGCTTGTCGAAGGCCCAGGAGCCTATGGTCTGGGCTTTGTGCACCTCATTGGCGGTCTCAGCAAGGCCGCTACGAGCGCTTTGC